GTTCCGGCTCCAAAAACTACAACATCCGCATAAGCGGTGTTATTGTTAATAAGGGTATCCGTGTACTTGCAATCTCCATACACGCGGTATGAAATGAGGTCCCATGTATCTCCGCTCATAGTTCTGTACTTAGTAGCCAAAACTTACTCGCCTCCGTTCGTGTCGATAGGATTCCAGCTGCTCCGCAAAGCTCTGCCTTGCCTGTTGTGCTGCTTCTTTTACAGCACTTTCAACGCGTTTAGGCTGTGTTTCTCCATAGAAGTTCATGTTGAATACCATGTTTGGCGCAGTCGGCGTCTGGTCTTCTTGCTGGATAGTGATGCCTGGCGTTCTTTGAATTCGCGGGCGAACAGTTGCAGGTATAGTCCGATTCGGACCCTTCTGGCCAGACCTTTCCGGTTCTATTTCATCGGTATTAAACCCTAACGCCATACCAGCCCTCTTCCAAATTCCAATGGCCCTGGGTGATCCGTCCAAAGGAACGGCCGCTTCATCGCTGTCTTCAGCGAACCAAGTCAGGAAGGCACCACGGCTGTAAATACCACCGCGCGCATTTTCTGATGGTTCATCGCCGCCCCCTGAGTCGGTTACAGTGTGTACGCCGACGGTAATGCCTTCTGAAAACTCCCTTTTAATGCCTTCCCAGGCGCCAGAAAGCGTTTTACTGATAGCGCCAGGAATCTGTTTAATCCAATTCACTACAGTGTCATAGGCTTCGCTGGCCCATTGTGAGGCTGCGTTGACAAAAGCCGCGCCAGCTTCTGCACAGTATTCCGGCAACTGTACGAGGAAATTGTACACACCTTGGACGAGATTGCTCATCCACGATACAGCTGTTTCATAGGCTTCACTGAGCCAAGCAGATGCCGCGGCGATGAAGGCGGCCCCGGCGGCCATGCACCGTCCCGGTAATTCCATTAAGAAGGTGGCCGCGCCTTCAATCATATTGCCTATCCACGACACGACGCTGCTATAAGCTGCGCTGAGCCAGCTGGCGGCTGCGGCAATGAAAGCAGAGCCGGCGGCTAAGCAGATGGACGGCAGGCGTCTCAGCCATTGTCCGGCTGCTGTAACCATACTAGCAATTTTTCCTGGCAGGGCCCTTAAAACGCCTACGATGAATCCGATAGCAAAGGCTATCCGTCCTGGCAGGCTTGTGTAAAAATTGACGTAAAATCCAACGACTTTCATAAGGCCATTTTTAATTCCCGCCCCGGCCGCAGAAACACCATTTTTTAAACTGGCCCAGGCAGAACTGGCGCCGGCTTTGATTTTTCCCCAAGCGCTGCTAACCGACCCGGTCAAGCTATTCCAGGCTCCGGCAGCGCCGGTAGAAATAGATTTCCAGGCATTGGCTGCGCCTTCCCTTACTTTATCGAAGTTCTTGTATAGCAAGTACAACGCCGCAATGACGGCCACAATGCCGATGATGACCAGTCCTGCCGGGTTGGCCATCATGGCCGCTCCCAGTCGGAGCATAGCACCGCCTACGGTGGTAGCCATGCGCATGGCAATCGGCCCGATTTTCGCCATAGCCTGACCGATTTTGGCGAATTTTTCGGCGAGTTGCATCGTTTTGATGAATTCATACTGTGCCTTTAACAGCTTAAATGCTGAGCTTAGGAAGTTGGATATTTTGACATAGGCAAATAGCCCAACAGCTGCGCCGGCAATTCCCATCATGCCTTCAATGACGCCGGGATGGGCGGCGGCTACTTTTGACAGGCCACCAGCCCACGCAGCCAATGTGTCAGCCCCTTTGGCGATGGTTGGCAGGAATATATTGCCTACGCTGATAGACAATGACTCGACGGCCGATTTCAGCCGTATAGCCGCGCCTTTGGCATTATCATTCATAGTTTCAGCCATCTGTGCAGCGGCCCCGTCTGAATGTTCCATGGCGTCTACCAGACTATTAAAGGTATCCGGCCCGGCTTCCAGCACAGCCAGCCACCCCGTGGCCGCTTCTGTGCCAAAAATGGCGCCCAGCGTAGCCAGCTTTTCTTCCTTGCTCAAGTTCTGGGTTTTATCCCTTAATTCACTCAGGATAGCAGACATCTTGCGAGGCCCATTCTGATCGCTCATTTGAATTCCCAGCGATTCCATGGCCATAGCCGCTTCTTTCTGCTCTGCCGTGATATCTTCCATGGACAACCCCAGTTCTTCCATGGCTTGTCGGGCCATTTTCGGCGGCCCTGCTAAGCGGATAAACCCAGACCGCAGGGCCGTACCGGCCTGGCTGGCCTTGATGCCTGAGTTTGCCATGATGCCGGCCATGGCCGCCGTTTCTTCCATGGATGCCCCGAAAGCGTGAGCGACCGGAGCGGCGTATTTCATCGTTTCGCCCAGCATTTCGATACTGGTATTCGTTTTATTGGCCGCTACGGCAAAGACGTCTGCCATATGACCTGCATCTTCTGCCGATAGCCCAAAGGCTGTCAGATCGTCCGAAATGATATCCGCTGTACGGGCTAAATTAGTACCGCCGGCGGCGGCTAGGTTGAGCAGCGCCGGCATCCCAGCCATGATCTGCTCCGTGTTCCACCCTGCCATGCCCAAATAGCTCATTGCATCGGCGGCTTGGGTAGCTGAAAACTGGGTTTGTTCCCCTAATTCTCTGGCCTGATTCGTTAATTGTTGTATCTCTTGTTCATTGGAACTGGTAATGGCTTTGACTTTAGACATAGCCGCTTCAAACGTGGCAGCCGTTTGAATCATGCTGACCACAGGTGCACTCATCATCGTAACGGTTGCGGCGCCGCTCATCAGGCCGCTGCTGGCGGCACTGAAATTGGCCATAGCACTGTTTCGGGCCATCAGCACCTGCTGTAGCTTAGTTTGTGCAGCTCTCGTTTTATCCATTTCCTGCTGCAATCGTTGCAAGTGAGTACGATACTCTTCCGTACTCATGCCAGCCGTCTTCATGGCCTGGCTGATACGCTGTGTGCTTGTACGGTATTGTGTTTCGGTAATCTTGCCCTGGTCAAACTGTCGTTTCAGGCTTACCAACTGCCGTTCGTAGCTTTTAATAGATGCTGTACTAGCCTTCCACGCCCGGTCCAGTTGCTTTTGTTGGGCACTGATACTTTTGGCCGTATTCCCTAATTGTTTCATTTGATTCGTGGCGCCAGTCGTTGCGCCGCGAAAGCCTGCGCCCAGTGTTGCACTGATAGCAAAGGCGATTTCAAAAACATGTCCCATGGCCATACCGTTTCTCCCTCCTTTCTGATATAATGAAATTAACAAAGGATGTGATTGTTATGCTGCTTACTGCACTGTATGTAACGATTGCACTATTCGTATTTATGTTTTTCGTAAACATCGGAGTGCGTCTTTTAAAACTTGTATTCCGTCTCCTGCGTTACCTCGTGAACTGCTTCATACTGGATGATAAATAAGGCCCCATGAAGGGGTCTTATTTATTGCGCTCATTTTGCTCTTGAATGAGTTCCAGCCAGCGTTTCATGCTGCATACGCTTTGTCCCATCCAAAAGTCCAGTCTGTCGTACTCTATGAGTTCGACGGCGATTCTTGCATATTGGTCGGCTGGTCCCCGCTTGCGGCAGCCTGGACGTCGGCGGCCAAATTCGCGAATAAAAAATTCATTACCTTTGTCGTGATGACGGCGTATTCACGAATACCCAAGTTCTTGATATCCGTAATAGATACGCCCAGTGCTTTAGCAGCAAGACGAGCCTGGAACCCTTTGCTGAAGCTAATGTCGGGCGTCATATTCCCGGCCGTGCGTTCCGCGTTTTCTGCTTGCTCGAAATCATATCCGGTCAAGGCTTCCAGTCCGGCCTGTAAATTTGTCGTATCCATGAGTACCTCCTATAATCCCAATGCTGCGCGGACGGGCGCGAAGTAATCTACGCCGTCGACTTCGAAAATATAATTCAGCTTGTCAATTTCAATTCTCTTCTTGTCGTTGATTTTTTCCTGGAAGTACAGCACGCTCATCTGATTCGTCGAATCAGTCTGGCTTGCCGGATCCAGCTTGCCGACGTCCATTTCTTTCGGCAGTGCCCGCACGTTAATCCGAATCGAATCCGTTACAAGTTCTCCTGTCGCCGCATCATAATGCTGATTGGCGCCGCGGAAAACTAAATCATGTGCCCTGGGTGCAAAGAGTTCTGCGACGTCAGTGTTGATGGTCCGCCATTTGATGGTCAAATCCATATCACTGGTCATGCCCAGCGTCGGCATGTCGATATCACCGCCAATGCCGGCGCCTTTCATTGTGTTGGTCAGGTACTTGATTTTAGGCAGGGTAATGTCTGCCATGCCTAACTTGCGTTTGCCGCCTAAAAACACTTCATAGTTAATCAATTTATCGCGTTGTTCATTAATTGGCATCTCGTTTCACCTTCCTTATTCAAATAAAGTGTCCATATAAGACGGGTCGTATTCCTGGATGAAATCGATTTCCCGCAGCGGCGACGGCGGCGTGATATATACATGGAAATGCAGTTTTCCGTCTTCCAGATCCGTCGTCGTGTTTTCGTCACTGCGGAACTCCACACGTCCGCCCAGCAAACATTCGCTGGCCGTCAGCCCATTCAGCCAAATATTGGCGCTGTCTACGACTGTCGCGATGAGCCGCTTGTTGGCAGGATTGTCGATTTTGCTCCAGAAGGACGTAACCAGGGTATTCCCGACCCAGTTGAACATGCGCCGATTGGTCAGCATCGCGTCTTTCGGGTCTGTATTCGACGGATAGGCAGCCGTCCGGTTGCCCCACAACTTCCAGCCGCCGATAAAATTCAGCGCCGTAATAACGCCTTGGCCATTTAAATAGCCGGCGCTG